AAATTAGTTCCTTCATTAGTAGAGAAAAGGTCTACAAACTCACTCTTAATATATTCATCTTTTTGAAAAAAGACAAGTTGTCTGTAATTAGGCGCTTAACAATTATTAAAATTTGAACTAGGATATAAATGACTGATCTAAACTTCTCCTCCTAAGAAGTGTAGAATAATAAAGAAAGCCCTGTAGCAGTAGTGCTATAGGGCTTTTATTTGTGGCTATTAAACTTAAAAAGGGACAGAAAAGGGACAGTTTTATTCAAAATTTTGTATAGCTTCATCGAATTCTAAGTGTTGTTTATGGGTAACGTGTAAATAAATTTTTCTTGTAATATCAGAATTGGCATGACCAACTCTATCGGTAATTAAACTTAATGGATATCCTTCCTCTGCAAGTTTGGAAACGTGAGTATGACGGAAGATATGTGAAGTAGCTTTCTTCTTCCACTTCTGTTCATTTACAAACTCTCTTAGAAATCTACTTACAGCTGATGTATTTATCGGTCCATTAGTATTACTGTATTTATTATGAAATAGGAAATCATTAGAGTTTTGTCCCTTAGAAAACTCTTTATATATCACAACTGCTTCTTTAGGCAAAACAATAGTTCGTTGGCTAGAGGATGTTTTGGTAAACTCTTGTCTTTCATTCCGATGTCCTTCAGTACTAATTAAAGTGCCTGAAATATTAACATACCATAGCTTTGTTTCTTTATCTTGAAATATATTCTTTACGAGCAACCCACATCCTTCTCCTACACGCATACCAGTAAGGTATAGCATTTTGAATAAAGCATAAAAATCAGTTCTCTTTTTTTCTAAACAATGGTTAAATAATTTGCTCAGTTCTTTATCGGTAAGATACCAGTTTTCTACTCGATCTTGCTTCTTAGCACGTTCATTTTTTAAATTAATTTTTACTTTTAAAGCTGGATTCTTTTTTGCATACCCAAATTGAATTGCAAAATCAAAAAGTTTTGTAAAAACCACATGATATTTATGTGCAGTAGCATTAGATAATTCATCTTTATAAAGAAGATTATTAATGTATGTATTAAGTTCAATAGTAGTAATAGAATCAGCCGATCTTTTTCCGAAAGTCCTAGAAATTTTACTAAGGCAAGCAAAGTAAGTATCTAAAGTTTTAGGTGCTAAGCCCTGATTAGACATATTAGTTTGTAAATCTTCAATAAGTTTATCCATCGTAATTTGTTTAATAGATTGAATATTTAACTTATCTTGGATCATCTTTTTGACTTTCACATCAGCTAAATTTCGAGCCTTAGCAGTGTTTTTAGTAATTGTGGTAGAACTCTTATGTACACCCAGGAAAGAGGGATCAGTATACCTAATTGAGTATTTAAATTTGCCATTTTTTAAAGGCTCTACTTGAGGAGTATAATATTTAACCATTTGATTTTTACCTCCATTTTGCTAAAATAGGGTAGACGAAAGGCGTTGAGTTACCAGCTCAACTTTTCATCTAGCATATATATGTGTTTGCTTTGAACATTGGTCAGAGTGATGACCGACCCGTGAAGTGTTATCAGCGCTTTGCGGGTCTTTTTTTATTGCTTGGCTTGGTGGATATTAGACTGTAGCATATAATTTTGAATAGCGGTACGGTAATTAAAATTCTGCTAGAATATGAGTTAGGATCACGTGTGCCCAATTTTGGGCTAGGCTTGTAAGATAATTAATATCTTGCGAGTCTTTTTTATTATTAAGCTGCGCGATCGGGACGAGCGCGCAGCTAGGGCGCCCGCGGTCAGATTATCTCTTGTTGATTTCGTGAATCAAAAGAAGTAAGATAATCAATGTGAATGTTAATTGATTCATGTTTGTCACCTCCGAGTGACACAGGCACAGCTTGCTGTGCTAAACTCAGGAGAGTGACATAACATGAAGAGAGCGGGCGCCCTAAGAGCTTTGTGCTTAAGGGATGTCTGCTTTTTTTATGCTTAACTTTCTTTAAAGTTGCTTTGGTGTTATCGCCTTCAACATGTTTTCGAGACGATGATATAATTATTGAGAGGTGAAAACATGGAAAAAAGTAAAAGTTTGAATAAAAATTTTTATATAGATAAAAGTGGAGCAGTTATACACATTACTGAACATTATAATGAAACTGTGTTTTCTGCTAAACAGGTAGATGCAATTAAATTATTAATTAAAGAACACAATTTAAAAAATTAATACCGAAATCTGTAGTTCGTAATATTCCTTTATTTAGTTCAACGGTTCCATCCATATTAATTTTTGAAATTTTTTGTGTGTTGAGTAAAAGGTCTTCTATTAGATCATACTGTTTTAGATAGTGAGAAGCTGTTAGCCACGTATTGTCAAGAACCTTGATAATTCCTAATGAGCTTAAAGTATCCAAGTTAGCGTCAATAGAAGATAATATATGGTTATCTGAAGTTAGTGATAAATATGTGGAAAGTCTCCTACTTCCTTTATTAACATCATTAAATTGAAGTTCAAGAAATCCTAAAGGAAGTTGAAAAGACGGTTGATTATGGATAGTTTGTAAAAGACGAGCATCTTCACCACTTAATTGAGATAAAATTGTGGGAAATCTTGGAGAAATCAAATTATTTTTTCGATTATCAGCACTAGATGCAATCAAGTTTGCAAACATTGTTCTTAAGTCATCTTCTGAGATTGAATATTGGGCTTCTTCTATTGTCTTCATTAGTAAGCCCCGATTTGATGTGTCTCTGTTTTTTTCAGGGATCTTTTGCAAACGTTCAGCTGTTTTATTTGCTAAGTCTTGCACCTCAGCTTCTTTAATCACTTTAAATTGGATGGGTTTTTGGAAGATCCAATAAAAGATTCCACCAATACCTTGACCTAAAGAATCTGCAATAGGATTTAGTAATTTATTAACTGGCTCCATGGGTAAATTGTCTAACCAACTCATAGGCTACCTCCATAATTAATTATTCGGGATCTGGGACGTCTGGAATATCTTCTCCAAAATCATCATTTTCATTTTGAGCTTCTATATCTTTTTCTTTTTGAGTAGGACTTCCATCCGGATTGATTAAACCATTTCGATGGAGCCACTCATCTTGCCCCTTAACCCATGAATCTTCGGATCCATCTGGGTTATAACCAGCAGCATGATCTTGTCCAGGTAAGAGAGGGTGACCTTTTGGATCATATCCACGTTCCATGTTTATTTCACCCTGGCTCTTTTGTTGTCCCTGTGGCTGTTGAGACTGTTGATTATTGTTAGGTTGGTTTTGCGGTTGATTGGATGAAGATTGCTGATTATTAGAAGAAACTTGCGTTTTTTGTTGAGCTTGTCGTTTTACTTCTTGTTCTGATTGAGATTTATCTTTTGAATCAGTTTTTTCTTTATCCTTTTTAGCAATCTTTACTGATTTTTTCTTACTATGCTTTTTATTTGATTGGTGTTTTTTTACTTTAACGGTTTTACTTGCTTGCTTTGATGCAGTCGAAGTATTAGAACTACAAGCAGCAGTGGATATGCCTAATAGGGCACATGCACACATGGCTAGAATATGTCTTTTATTCATATTTTCCTCCAAGCACCTTAGGTTTAATGTCACTGGTAATATGGACGATCTTAGTTTGATTTCTACAGGCGCTGCGCGATCGGAACGAGCGCGCAGCTAGGGCGCCCGCGGTTAGATTACTTGTTGATTTCGTGAATCAAAAGAAGTAAGATGATTAGTGTGATGATTATTTGATTCATGTTTGTCACCTCCGAGTGACACAGGCACAGCTTGCTGTGCTAAACTCAGGAGAGTGACATAACATGAAGAGAGCGGGCGCCCTAAGAACTTTTAAATTCTAGGGATGCTTGCTTTTTTTATTTCAGCTTTTATAGTCGCCAGCCGTTTAGACTAAGTTTAATTTATTTACTTAAAAAATCAGCATTGAGTTCTGCTTGATTACAAATAAACTCTTTTTCATCAGGATAAAGTTCAAGATATCTTTTAATGTAAAAACTAATACCACCACTTAGCTCATTGTATGCGGTTCGATCTTGTGAAAATTCTAATGTATTAATTAATGTACCTAGACGACTTTGACCTTTACCATTTCTATAATCAGCTGGTGAAATTTTAAGAAGACCATGGATTATAGGATTATATGGAATTGCATGCTTTTTAGAAAAATGATTATAGATTCGTCCACCATGTGCTGATGTGTTTCTATAGTCTAAGTATAAAGATAGCAAGTTAACATATCCTTGTTCAAAAGCATTAATCTGCTGTAACAATGCCTCATCTAATCCTGTCATACGAGAAGTTACACTTCTTTTTTGTGGAGTTTTAAGAAGTCTGTACCACCAAATTAAATTTCCAAAGTTAAGTTTCTTAACAATTATCCAAGGTGGAATGTTATGGTGATCATTTCGGTAGTGGCTATATGGTTCAGACTTAGCATGCGTAATACCTTTTAGAATACTTAGCAGAGCATCAATAGGATAAACCATTTTATGAAGGGATTTATTGTATTGCTTTTTACCTGTAACGTAATTTTTTCGGTTTAAATATATTGTTTGGTCTTCAGATATTTGTTCTGCTACTGTATATGCTAATGCTTGTCTTAGGTTAGCTTCAAAAATTTCGATAGCAGACATAACCTCAGATCTTATTTTTCTATCTAAAGTAAATAATTGAAAAATATGTTCAAAAGTAATTCCAGCCTTGAATTTGTCTTCTGAATCTAATGGATTAGCTAAAAAACAATCTTTATAGCCATTAATAATTTCATAATAGCCGTAACTCAATAAATCTTTTTTGGCTGCTTCTTTATTTTGAAATAACAGACCACGTTGTTCTAGTAATTCTATTTGTTTATCAATAGTTAAAAAAGGTTTGGTATTCATTTTAATTCTCCAACACAAAAAGGACATGTATCAAAACACATGTCCTTTTTGGTACGACCGCACAGCGGTCACTTAAATTGATTAACTAAATCTTATCAGGTAAAAGGGCAATGTGTCAATCAAAAATGTATTTTTTTATACATTTTTGTAACTAGTAAGTTGAATTGTATTCTTTTTATACAATTTCCTAATAGTCTAAAAAGAAAATAATTTTTCTTTTCATTTTCATTCTCCATGACCGTCCGAAAGGGCGGTTTTTATTTTGGTTAGAGAATTCATATTAGAGAGCCTTTTTGTAATAAAAAAAGCCCTCTATTCAATTAGAATAGAAGGCTAAAGGGACTATATCCCACGTAAAAATGTTTAAGGAGCTTAATCTCCAAGTACCTGTATTATTACATATTCTTTCCTTCTATTCAAGTTATTTGGAAATGTATAATTTCATTAGTTCATCACTTATTGATTTCATGAATCAAAAGAAGTAAGATGATTAATGTAATGATTATTTGGTTCATGTTTGTCACCTCCGAGTGACACAGGCACAGCTTGCTGTGTTAAACTCAGGAGAGTGACATAACATGAAGAGAGCGGGCGCCCTAAGAGCTTTGTGCTTAAGGGATGCCTTTTTTTTATTTTATATACGAAAAACACCTCATGGAATATCTACCATGAGGTGTTTTAACGACCCGTGTACTTTACAGGCATTTCAGCTATATCCTAATGGTAAACATAAAAATATTGGTTTTCAACAATAATTACTTGGTTTTACTAGTCATCGTCAGTCTGAATAGTTGCAATTTCATCATTTTAACAGTGCCACCTGATATAATTAGTCTTGAGGTGAGAAAATGATTAATAAAAGTACTACACCTAAAATATCTGAATTACTTTCGAAAAATGTAGACTTGAAACGTCAATTAAGAATAGCGAAAGAATTACAGCAAAATAAAGTAATAGACTTGAATGTTCAAAAAGTGATAAAAGTTACTTATCGAGTCGGATTAGGAACACCAGATGATCCAGTAAGAGAAATCAATTCTTATTGGGATGAAAATGGATCTCATTTATTTGATTTGTGATTTCTGCTTACGGGTGGATTTTTAATCATTAATTTAACATTTATTTGACTAATGAATATATCCAAATAAGCCTTCAGCTCTTGCAGTTTCTGATTAGTATCAAAATTTTGTGGTCGATTCCAATGCGCATAATCATTTCCATTAATTCTTACGACATCGGCTGATACACCTAAAGCGTCAGAATCTTTAAAGTAATGACCAATTGCACTATTTAATGTATATTTACTTACTTTTTCAACATCGTCACTTGAAAATTTAACTGCAAAGTCCTTAATTAGTATTTCTTCAGCTGCACGATATCCAATACCAGCAAGTTCTATATTTCCGTTATTTTCAGCTTGTTCTGCTTGATGATACATATCGACAAAACGTGGTGAAAAATCACTTATTCGTTTTTCAAACTGTCTTAAGCTGCTAGATGGAGTATACGTAAGCAATTGGGGATCAGAATCATCACTATCTGGAAATACTTTTTGAATTGACCAATGGTCTTTTTGACAACTAGGACAGTGATGACGCATGTAAATAATTTTAAAGCCACTGTAATGAGTGTGTCCTTCAATAGAGGATTGAGGATTATTAATTTTTCCGCAATTAGGACATATATCTGGAATTAAAAATTTAGTACGACGATAATTAGGAATTTGTTGATCAATCTGATAAATTCTATATTGCATAAAAATTTCCTATAATTTTACATATCAAACCCAACATGAATAGCTTTACCTAAGATACGGCCTGGATTATCTTCGTTTAAGATGATCGGGTCGTATTTTGTTGTGTTGATAGGATAGAGAAATACATCTTTGCCGACGTGCTTAACCTTCTTTAAGGTAGCTCTGGTGTCATCGTCAACTTGAACGGCAGCAATTTCATCGTCTTCAACAGTAGGTTGCTTATGGATAAGAACAAGGGCACCGTCTGGAATAAGTGGTTCCATCGAATCACCTTGGCATCTTAGTGCAAAAAGTTCATCTTTTTTCGGTTCTTCTTCAAATAATTCATGAGTGTAGCCCTCAATGTTCTGTTCGGCCAAGATAGGTTCACCGCATGCGATTGTTCCTATAATAGGAACTCGAACGTAATGCATCCCTGATGTGTCGATAGAATTGGAGGGAGTAGGTTCTGAATCTAGTTCAAAAGAATATCTTGGATCTATATCACTTTTTTTAACATTTAATGCTAAAGCGAGTTTTTCCAAGTTTCCAGCATTAGGAGTAGATTTTTCTCGAAGATAACCGGATAACGTTGTAAGAGGTATACCAGCTTTTCTGGCTAATTCAGATTGTGTCATTCCATGCATATATTCTTTTAAATTAGCAGATATTAACTTTCGAGCGGCTTGTTCGAAAGCTGATAATTTATTTCTCGGCATTATTTAGCCTCCTTTCTCTAACTGATCTTAGTCGTAATCCAATATTCAGCCATATAATACTCTTGTGCATTAGCTGATAGCATAATGTGGTGATCAACTAATCTTTCTTTATTTAGCTCAAGTACTGTTTGAACTTCAGTATTATCTTTTGAATATAAATTAGTATCTATAGGCTTTACTTTGCCTTTATCATAAATTTGTTTTAAAAATTTATATTTATTCATAATTGTCCATTGCCGTCCGAGAGGGCGGTTTTTATTTTGCTACATATTTCAAAAGCTCTTCGCGAACTTCATCAAAATTGCTAATGCCTAGACTAACGGCAATATTTATGTAATTTGCTTCATCTGGCTCATTGCCTAATGCAATGAACTGCTTTATCTTTTCGTGAACCATAAAGTTATTAGCGCCATACTCACTGCAAGAATGGGCTGAACCGATATATTTATAGTCTCCTACAACTGAAGGATCATTCTTAGCATGTCCGATTTCGTGTAGGATTACTTTTTCTGTTTCTTCATCAGATAGTCCTTCTTTAACCATTAAGAGGTCAGGGAGGCCAGCAGGAGTTCTAACAATGCATCCCTTTTCGTGGTAAGGACCATATTGAAGATGCAAATTGTATTTTTTAAGTAAGTATTTCAAGTGACTATCCATAATACTCACCTTGAATTATTTATTAAGAAGGGCGTTTAAGTATTGCCTAATAAGTTCACGGTCATGGTCATCTAGTGGCTTGCCATCGTAAGAGTGGGCATTGTCTAGCATTTCGTCTAAATCAGCTTCTGTTACTGTAGGCTTGTCAGGGATGCTTGGGTCGTCAGTTCTACCTAAAAGATAATCGGTAGTAGTGTCAAATAAATTGGCTACTTTCTCAACCTTATCAATTGATGGATTACTCTTTTTCCAAGTAGAAATAATTCCATTTGAAAAGCCTAATTTTCGTTCTAATTCTGCTAGACTCATTTTTTTAAGCGCCGTTAAATCCGTGATACGACTATAAAGCACCGACATTTTTAGATTACCTCCGAAAATATTTTATAAAATTATATTGACGCCGAATATTATCGGTGCCATATTATAAATGTGCTTGAGATAAGCACAGAAAAAAAGCTATTTTTTGCACCGAGTATTTGATAATAACGGGTTATTTAGTACGCTCTTATAATAGAATATTTTCGGCATTAATGCAACAGGAATAGTTTATTTTCTAAGAAAATATTTTATTGTGAGGTGAAAGCGAATGTCATTATATACGGCTATCAAAGAGGTAGCACATAAAAATGGAAAATCTATTTATCAAATTGAACGTGATTTGAATTTATCAAATGGATTAATCAGCAAGTGGAACAAAAACATGCCGAGAGCAGATTACTTACAAGATGTAGCTGATTACCTAGGTACAACTACACAATACTTGTTCTATCTGTCACGTAAAGATAAATAAGCAGGAAGGAGTGTTCGATATGGATGAAACAATGATTGAAATTAATGCCGTGATTGATCAATTAGCATCTAAATTAATTCAAAAAGATGAATTTGATTACGACATTAAAGATGCACTTATTTCAATGCTAGAAGCAAAGGAAAATTATTCACTAGCATTAAAAAAAGCCAAAACTAGAAAATAATCTAGTTTTGGTTAGTCAAGATTAATGATTAGATGCTTTCACTTGGCTTAAGACACGCTTATAAATTCTAAAATACTCAGTTACCGCAGACAACGAAGTATTAGAAGTATTTTTCTTTTGAGCACTTGCTACAGCCAAGGCAACAGCTATATCATGAGCGATTTGTTCATCTGTCATAAAATTCACCTCCATTTACAGGATGAATTAATTATATCTCATAGAAAGGAATGCTTATTATGGTAAATAATCTTCAATTATTTAAGTTTGAAGGGAAAGAAGTTAGAACTTTAGAAGTTAATGGTACACCTTGGTTCGTAGGAAAAGATTTGACCAACATATTGGGATATAAAAATGGATCAAGAGATATTAATTCTCACGTTGATGAAGAAGATAAGCTGAGGTACCAAATCAGTACCGCAGGTCAAATGAGAGAGCAAATTCTTGTTAACGAATCAGGAATGTTTAGCTTAATTCTTTCAAGTCAATTACCTAGCGCTAAGAAATTTAAGCACTGGGTAACAAGCGAGGTGCTTCCAGCTATTCGAAAGACTGGATCATATCAATTACCGCAAACACCAGAAGAGCGTTTGAAACTAGCAATGGAAGCTACCATTCATTTGGATGAACGTATGACTAATGTAGAAAAAGATGTTGATTTTATTAAAAATACATCCGAAATTGACTCAAACCAACGATTTAAACTCCGAAAAGCAAGAGATAGAAAATCGGTAGAAGTTTGCGGTGGTAAGAAGAGCAATTTTTACAAAGATAAAAATAAAAGACGCAAAGTTTTTCGTCAGTTAGAGCATGATTTCAAAGATTCGTTTGTAATTTCAAGATATGGGGATTTATCAAAGAAAGACTTTGATAGAGCAATTAATTTCATCAGTAATTGGTATCCATCATATCCACTACAACAAGATATTCAACGAATGAATGCACAGACTGATTTAGGTCTATAAGCGATGTAAGAATTGGAGAAATAATGATGAACTACGAAAATGTTAAAGATGCACTTAAAGAATTAGTTGCTTTGAATAACCCCGGTACAACCTTTGGCAAAGTTTCAACAATTGCTGATTCAGGGGTAAAGACTGGAGAACGAAAGTTTGAAGTAAAGGATCTTCAAGAATCTAATTATGAATTGTTGGCCCATGTGTGCGACTTGCTGGGTATGAGTGACATTTATCTTGATGAGGAAGAGTAAAAGAAAAGAGCAGCTTGAAAAAACTGCTCCGAAAGAAATAAGAGAAACAGATAATGTTTATCTCTTAATTGTGGTAATTGTCCTACTAACTTTTATTCTTTGTTGCCTTTTTCAGATTCCTTTTGATCTGGTTGCATTTCTGCTTTCTCTCGTAGTATTTTTTGCCATCCGTTAATAAAAGAAAGAGAGGTGAACAGAATATGGATATAAGAAGTGCAATAATTCAAGCAAAAAAGTTTGGTGGAGTAATCAAACGAGATGGAACATATTTTTATCCAACTGACGATTTTGGAAGAACAATTATTTATAACGAAGATGGAAAAATTATCTCTCCTGGCTGGGAACCATGTCTTGAAGAGTTAATAGCTTCTGATTGGGAAGTAAGTTTATTAAAAATTAAGAAACCAACCAAAACAGAATTAAGCAAGTGGAGAAAAGAACTAATTGAAAATCTAAAAAAGAAGCCTAATTAAGGCTTCTGATGTAATTACTTAGGAAAGCATTCATTAATATTTAATTTACTAATTGTATTGCTTCCATATTCAATTGAAATATATCCTGATTTTTCTAGTGAAGTAAGTGCTTCACCAAATGATTCAGGATCTAATTTAGAATCAAGCAATATTTCTCTAACTTCATATGTAGTAGTTGGACGTTTAGAAGAAATATGCAATTTAATTGCTTGAACTAATTTGTCAACGTTATCCATAAAATCATCTCCTTAATTATTAGATGATTTTAGTTTAGCAGAAAGGGAAGTGAGCTTAAAATATCGCATTAAATGTAGTGTCAACAAATTGATCAGAGTAAAGACTTCTGAAGATGCAAAAAAGTACTTGATCATATAAACCAAGTACTTTTAGACCAATATTTAATGAGATAGCGATTTAATCTTTGGGGTAAAATTCGTCGTTCTTCATGTCTTCTTCTTGCTCTTTTTGATATTCAGCATATTGTTCAGCATTCGCACCAACTACATATGCTGTTTCATAATCTGCTGGTTCGAATGAATTAACTAATTTTGTACCTACGTGGAGTAGGGTCCAACCTTTTTGTAAATATTCATTAGCACGTTCGTTTGAATCAGTACCATCAAATTCAAGAGTAAATACGATATCTTTCAT